GAGTGCGATGGCTTGTTGCGCGACAAGACGCTACTGCTCGGCGACAACAACGTGCTCATGGCTCATTTTCTTAACGTCGGCATGAAGCAAAACGAGGAGACGCGAAAAATTCGTCCGGTCAAGATTGATCAACGTTGTCACATCGACGGTTTTGTTGCCGTCGTGGACGCGTTGACCGTTCGCCAGAAGTGGTATGACCAGATCGGCGAGCAGCTAAAGAATATAGCATAGGAGGCAATAATGGGAGCGTTTCAGAAGCTCTTTGGAAAATTCAAATTAAAGAATGATCTCAGTCAATTTTTTGCCATGCTCGATGGGTACACGCCCAGCTTTACCACGTATGATGGCGGAGTTTACGAGATGGAATTGACGCGAGCGTGCATTCATACTTTCGCCAATCACTGCAGCAAATTGATGCCGCAAGTGGCAGGCCCAGACGGTCGAGGCATTCAGGCGATGCTCGACGGCAAACCCAATCCGTTCATGACCGCGGCGCAGTTCGTCTATAAAGCGGCGACGATATACGACGCGAAAAATACTTGTTATATTGCTCCGATCCTTGACGAGTTCGATCGTTTGGTCGGTTATTACCCGATCAACCCGAGTTTGACCGAAATCAAGGAACTACACGGCGAACCTTATCTCGTTTACACGTTCGGCAATAACGAAAAAGCCGCGATCGAGCTTTCGCGCGTCGGCGTGATCAGCAAGTATCTTTACAATAACGACATCGTTGGCGAAGACAACAGCGCACTCGAGCCCACGCTTCAATTGCTCGCGACGCAGAATCAAGGTATCGCGGAAGGCATTAAAAACAGCGCAAGCTTCCGATTCATGGCGACGATGAGCAATTTCACCAAGGGAAAAGACTTGGAGAAAGAGCGCAAAGATTGGGTTGAAAACAATCTCGGCTCGGATGCAGGCGGTTTGGCATTGTTCCCAAACACGTACACAAACATCCAGCAAATTCAATCGACAGCTAAAATCGTTGACCCCGAACAGATGAAGCTCATCGAGAATCGTGTTTTCACGTATTTCGGCAGCAACGAAAACATCTTGCAGAATAAAGCCGTTGGTGATGATTGGAGCGCTTATTACGAAGGCAAGGTCGAGCCTTTCGCCATTCAGCTTTCGCAGGCGATGACGGTCATGACTTACACGCAAAACGAACGCAAACGCAACAACGCGATCGTGTGGAGCGCGAATCGTTTGCAGTACATGACCAATCAGGACAAGCTGCAAGTCAGCAGTCAATTGTTCGATCGTGGTGTGCTTTCGCTCAACATGATCATGGACATTTGGCAGTTGCCGCACGTTGAAGACGGAGACAAGCGATACATCCGAAAAGAATATACCGAAATCAGTCAGCTCGATCAAGTTGCGGCGTTGCAAGAACAATTGACGACAGCGCAGAACGAGCTGAACGCAAGTAAAAAGCAACAGAATCCTGAAAAGGAGGAGGACAAAACAAACGATGACACCGGACAGCAAAATCAAGTTTAAGGATGCGGCTCAGGTTCGCGCGTTGACGGTTTTTTCGTCGGCACATGAAACCAAACGTCTCGATTCCGATCATTACGTTGACGGCTACGCTGCTCGATATGAGCCTTATGTGCTTTATTACGATGCAGACGATCAGCCCGTGTATGAGCGTTTCGAGCGTGGATGTTTCGATGCGTGTGATATGAGCGACATCATTTATCAATACGACCACGCTGGTCGCGTTTTTGCGCGTACTGGCAACGGCACTTTGATCGTTGAACCTGACGACGAAGGTCTGTTTTTTGCGGCTGACCTCAGCAAGACAGAAGCCGCTCGCGATCATTACGGCGACGTAAAAGCTGGCATGATCACGAAAATGAGTTGGCGATTCCGTTTGGGAGATTATTATTACGACGCAACAAGTCGCACGATCGTCCACCGTACAGTCGCCAAAATTTACGACGTTTCGGGAGTAAGCATTCCCGCGAACGACAACACCGAAATCAATGCTCGCGCGTGGGTCGACGGAGAGATCGCCCAGGCAGCTCGGAGAGAAGCAGAGCTTGACGAGCGACGCAGGAAAATGCGCGCAAAAATAAACATTTCTTTAGGAGGAAATTAAAATGGACAGAATCACAGAAATTCAGGCAAGACTTGCCGAAATCGATGCAGCAATCGACACTGCATCCGGTGAGGATCTCACCAACCTCGAGAACGAGTCTCGTTCGCTTCTCGATGAGATGAAGAATCTCAAGGACGAAATCGAAGCACGCAAGGCACTTCGTCAGAGCATCGCAACTGGTGCAGGCACTCATGTGGCAGCTCCCGCGAAGGTATCCGACGAGGAGAGAGCAGCAAACGACTTCGTAAAGAACAACAGAATGACCATCGATGCTGATCAGGCGCGTGCGCTCACCGTCGCATCCGGTCAGCTCGTACAGCCTACCAAGGTTGACGGCATCAACGACCTTCCCGGCGCGAAAGTTTCCAGCATCATCGATCTTGTTAAGATCGTGAACTGCGTCGGCATGGGCAGCCATAAGATCGCATACGTCGACGAAGACGCAGCAGCTGCTGCAAATCAGACTGAGGGCGAGGCTGCTGCAATCGCATCGCTCGCGAAGTTCGGTTTTGTGACCATCACTCCCGAATCCGTTGCCGTGCTCGATTTCATTTCCAAGCAGGCTAAGAAGCAGACCACGCTTCAGTATGCTTCCAAAGTAAGAGAGCAGGCGATGATCGCGCTTCGTCGTAAGGCGGCACAGGTTGTTACCGCAGCGCTCAAGGCATCCGATCTCGTTAAGGCTGTACCCGGTGCGGCTATCGATGCGAAGACTCTTCGCACCATCGCTCTCAGCTACGGCAACGACGAGTCCACCATGGGCGGCGCGATGCTCTTCCTCACCAAGGCCGACCTCATGGCGTTCGGTGATGTTCGCGGAACCAACGAAAAGAAGGCTCTTTACGAAATCACTCCCGACGCATCTGGCAACACCGGCGTGATTCGCGAGGGTGGTCTTTCCGTTCGTTATTGCATCAACAGCAACCTCACCACCGGCGAGATGTTTTACGGCGATCCTCAGGCTCTTGAGCTCGATCTGTTCTCGGATTACGAGGTTAAGGTCTCCGAAGATTTCGCGTTCGACAAGCTCATGGATGCAATCCGCGGCGACGTTGAACTCGGTTCTGGCGTAACCGTCAAGAACGGCTTCATCAAGTACACCGTAGAAGCTTAAACACTATAAGCGGGGCTTAATCGCCTCGCTTGAAAATCAAGAAGGAGTGTGCAAATGAACGCGTATACGCTTATCAAGTTAAAACAAAGCATCCGCATAGCGCACGACAAGTTGAACGACGACATCGAAACAGACGTGGACGCTTGTTTGGCTGATTTGCGAGTGCACGGCATCATTTACAAAGACGAAGACGATGCGCTTATTTTCAACGCGATCAAACTGTATTGCAAATCGCTTTACACAGACGACGTGGTGAAATCAGCGGAATATAAAAAACGCTACAACGAATTGAGAGACTGTCTCAAAGACGCCGAAGGTTATGGTTGGGAGGATGCCGACGATGAATGAAATTCTGACGCTCATCAAGCGCACGTTCGCCGATGACGGGTACACCGTGATCAGTGAAACGCGTCGCGATGTGTTTTGTCGTCTCGACAGCATCGGGCGGACAGAATTTTATCAGGCGCAAGCTACCAATTTTCGACCTGAGCTCAAATTCGTGCTCGCGGATTATTTGGAATATGAAGACGAGTATTTGTGCGTCTTCGATTTCGTATGGTACCGCGTGATTCGCACTTATCGAACCGGGCAGGAGCTGGAATTGGTGGTGCAACGCGCTTCCGCTGAGGAGGTGGGCGTCGATGAGTAGAATCATCAAGCCCGCCGAGCTCAATAAAGCGATCGAGACAGAATTGACGACATATCACAAAAACGTGATCGAGCGCGTCGACAACGCCGGCGAAGCCGCGATCAAGATGCTCGTCAAACGAACCAAAGAACGCGCTCCGGTTGATACAGGGACCTTTAAGAAGCACATATCGAGCAAGGCGATCGTTTCGCCGACCGGCACAAAAAGTTTTGTTTGGTACGTCAAAGCGCCGTATTACCGCTTGACGCATTTGCTTGTTCACGGGCACGCGAAATCAACCGGCGGTCGTGTACCGGGCGATTCGTTTTTGCAAGATTCGCTTGATGAAATATTGCCTGAATACGAGAACAGCGTGAAGGAGGCGCTCAAAAATGATCGATGAAATATTGACCGCGCTTGGCGTTCCTTTTCGCGAGACGCAGTTCATCCGATCACCCGAAAACGCGAAAACTTATGCCGTGTATTTTGACGACGTAAGCGCAGACGGCCCGGATGGAACCAATCGAATTTTCACGCACGATTATACCGTCGAATTATACGAAAAAGAATCCGATCCTGAAGTTGAGAAAAAGCTCGAAGTTGAACTCAACGTCCGCGGAGTTCGATGGTCAAAACAATCACGATATTGGCTGCAAGACGTGCGCCGGTATCAAGTAATATATGAGTTTTCATATATCGAAAAAATATAAAGGAGAATCAAAAACATGCCTAAGAGAAGTAAGGAAAATATTACGCTTGGCTCCGGTAAGGCTTATATTGCTGAGTACACCGGAGACGCTATGCTTTCTCACACCGACATTTGCAAGGCTGACAACCTTCTGGGCTATATCAAAGGAGGCGCGGAGCTTTCTTACACGGAGGAAACATACGAGGAGAAAGACGATCTCGGCTACGTCTCCAAGGTAATCACCACATCGGAGGAGGCGCTCATGAAGCTTGGCCTTCTCACTTGGAACGGCACCACCTTGAAGCACCTCGCGGATCGTTGCACCGTTACCGAGGAGAACGGCCTCAGAACCATCCACATCGGTGGCGCCGGCAATAGCCAGGGCAAAGAATGGGTCATCTGTTTCCTCCACGAAGACAAAAAGGACGGCAATCTTTGGGTGCTTATCAGAGGCCGTAATACTGCGGGCTTTACGCTCACTTTTGCCGCAGACGCCGGCACGGTCATCGAACCTGAGTTCAAGGCACTGCCTCAGGACGAGAACGGCACGCTCATCACTTTGGTGGAAGAGATTCCGGCAGCTTAATCAATTAAGCGGGGGGCTTATATCAATACCTCCCGCTTCTTTATCTAAAGGAGGAAATAACGCATGAAAATGCTTGATTTTAACGCCCTTCAACAACCCACATGGCCGGTGAGATTGAAGGACGCAGCACAGACGATCGTCAATCTTTCTACTCCCACGGCGGAGTTGGTGGATCGTTTGATCGCAGCCACACCGGAGCTTCAGGAAGTGGCAAAAACCAAAGACGGCAAGACCATCCGTGCCGTTTATGAACTCATCGCGGATCTTATGAACTGCAACGAGGATGGCTTCTCCTTTACCGCTGAGGAGTTGCGCGACAAATACAAGATGTCTTTGCTTGACGTGTTCCGCTTCGCGGCCGGTTATATGGAGTTTATTAAGGAGATGCAGGACGCAAAAAACTGAAACTCCCCTACTATCCGATGCCGGACAGTACGGGGGGTCATCAATACAACTCCGCCACTTGGTACAAGAACTTGGTCGCGGGGTATACCGGTCTGAACTTTCATCAAATTCAGAAACTGAATTATGTCGAGTACCTGACCTACCGCCGGGATGCATTTATCACAAAGTTGAACGGCAGCGAGGAAGGGCGAGAGTACCTGCGAAACGCATGGAGAATGGAACAGACCGAGCCGGACCGCACGGCGCTCCGGCGAAAGTTCGGAGGAAAGGAGGCGCCGGCGAATGGCTAAAAATACCATCAAGGGCTTGACCGTCGAAATCGGCGGCGACACCACAAAGCTGGGCAAAGCCTTAGCAGACGTCGAGAAAAAGAGCCGGGATCTGTCCAGCGAATTGGGGCAGATCAACAAGCTGTTAAAGCTAGACCCCGGCAACGCGGACCTCCTGGCCCAGAAGCAGAAAGTCTTGGCGGAGGCGGTGAGCAATACCGCCAAGAAGCTGGAGACCCTGCAAGAGGCAGAGAAGCAGGTCCAAAAACAGTTCGAACGCGGGGAGGTCTCCGAGGAGCAGGTACGAGCCCTGCGGCGTGAGATCATCGAAACCGAGAAAAAATTGATCGGCTACGAGAAAGGCGCGAAAGAAACCGCGAACGAGATCAAGAAGCTGGGCAAGAAAAACAAGGACGCAGGAAAAGACGTAGACAAGCTCGGAGACGAAGCCAAAGACACCGGGAAGGACCTGGACAAAGCAGGCGACCAGGCTTCCAGCTTTGGCGATAAAGTCAAAAAGGCCGGCGGAATAGCGGCCAAAGGCTTCGCCGCTGTCGGTGCAGCCGTCACCGCTACGGTCGGCGCACTTGTCGCAAGCGCGGAGGCGTCCAGAGAATATCGCACCGAGATGGGCAAGCTGGACACCGCGTTCACGACAAACGGCCACAGCTCCGAAGCAGCAACGAAAACATACAAAGAACTGCAGGGTGTCCTGGGTGAAACCGACCAGGCCGTGGAGGCAGCCAACCACCTGGCGAAGCTGACCGACAACGAGAAGGATCTGGAGAAGTGGACAGACATCTGCACCGGCGTGTATGCCACCTTCGGCGCAAGCCTCCCCATCGAGGGGTTGACCGAAGCCGCGAATGAGACAGCCAAGGTCGGCGCCGTCACTGGCCCCTTGGCTGACGCCCTCAACTGGGCGGGCGTGAATGAGGACAAGTTCAACATGAGCCTGGCGGCTTGCAACTCCGAGCAGGAGCGGCAGACCCTTATCATGGAGACGCTGAGCGGCCTATACTCCGGCGCGGCGGACAAATACCGCGAAACCAACGCGGAGGTCATCCGCGCTAACGAAGCAAACGAAGCATGGGCTTCTTCTATGGCAGAAGTCGGCGGGGCCGTTGAGCCTTTATTGACCGACATCAAGCTCCTGGGCGCTTCTCTCCTGTCCGACCTGGTGCCGGGCGTTAAGGAGGTGACCGGAGCCTTCCGGGGTATGTTGAACGGCGACGAAGGCGCCGCGGCAAATCTGGGCGAAGGGCTGTCTGGTCTCATCTCTCAGCTCCTCAACAAAGTCACCGAGCTGGTCCCGGCTGTGGCAGAAGTGGCGATGAGCCTCATCACGACATTGACCACCACGTTGCTGCACAGTCTCCCGGACATAGCAGGAACGCTCATCGACGTGGCCGTCCAGGCCGTGAACGCACTGGCGGCTTATCTGCCTGCGCTGCTGCCTGCTATCGTGACCGCTGTCGTCGGTTTGGTGGGTCAACTTGTCAACAGCATCCCGGCTATTATAGACGCGTTGGTGGCCGTTGTGGACGGCATCATGTTGTCGCTCCCCGCTATGCTGCAGACCTTGGTCGAACAGTTGCCGGTCATACTTATGACCATACTTACTCAGGCTTTGCCGGCGTTCTTGGCTTTGTTTTCCGAGACGCTGCCGGCACTGATCACGTCGCTGGTGGATATGCTCATCACATATGTGCCTGTGGTGGTCGAGACGTTGGCCGGTATGTTGAGCACATTGGTGGAACAGCTGGTGCCTCAGATCGTGGCACTTATCACCGAGACGCTGCCGATGCTAATCGAAACGCTGACCACTGGGCTGGTGTCGTTCGTCCCGGTTCTCCTGGACGCTTGCATCACTCTACTGACCGCCATCGTGGATGCTATCCCGGTAATTATAAACGCGCTCATCCCGGCGCTGCCGTCTATAATTAATACTATTTTAGACGCTTTGACCGATGCCATCCCGGTGCTC